TCTCAGCGCCCTCTTCACGAGTCTTGCTAAGTAAGATAGCAACGCGTTTAACTTCATCTTGGGATGTTTTAACCCACAGAAGAATTAAAGCAACGACGAGGGATAACCCTCCGTTCCACAACAGCATGTCCATTTTTAGCAGTTCCACGCTCTAAGGCTCTTGTTTATACGGCTGTTCGGGTCTTTCGCCGTCTTTGAACTCGTCAACTTGGACTTCATCCCAGACATTCTGGCGCAGAAGGACTTTCGCCGTGCTGCGTCTTTCTCTGTCTTTGGGTTGGGAGCGGGGGCCTTCAAACCCGGTTTCCCGGGGTTCGCCTTGTTGTAGGAAGCTCGCCCTTTGGCGTTTAAACCGCCTTTGGGGTTCTTGCCCTCTTTCCTCGTCCATGCCGCTGACTTAGCCATAATTAGGCCGCTTTACCGCCAACAAACATCACCATGCAGCTAGTAACATCTGTATTGCTACTAATAGTAACGTGGATGTCGGTAGAACACAGGATACCGTTATCAGCAATCATCAAGTCGTTAGCGCCAACTACACCGGGTGTAGGCAGCGTCATAACAACCGTGCCGCTTGCTCCGCCATCACGGAAAGTTAAAGTAGCAGGAGTGGTCGTAGCTTGGATGTAATAAATACCAGCAATGCGTGACCGTCCATTTACCGCTGTTCCCGTGGCAGTCAGAGTCTTTGTCTGAATGTCACTTGCAAAACTCATAATTTGCTCCTTGAGTTAAAAACCCTTACGGGAGACAAATTACGACAATGCAGCGCCTACAGCAGTCTTCCAAGCCGAGCCATTGCTAATAACAACGCAAATCTCGTCATTGCCAGCGCCGTTATCGGTAATGATGTACATCGTGCCAGCGGCCACAGAAGAAGCTGCGGGCAATGAAGCTGTAACGGTTACTGGGGGAACAAAGCCATTGGTCGAGATGACTGGGCCGGTAAAAGTGGTATTAGCCATTTTAAATCCTCACATGCAAGTGGGGCGTATCTGTCTGCATGTCGTCAGCCGGGACTGTCAGATACACCGGAAACCCCGGAATGATGTCAATATACAGTAAAAAGAAAAGGGGCGCAAGGCCCCTTTTCTCTGGTTTTATCAGGTTGAACCTGAAGTACCCCACATACCCAGAGGATCGCTCCAGCCGAAGCTGTAACGCTCACGGGCCTTGTACCGCACGTTGCCGGTATCGAAGTCGCCGTCCATGCCGGTGGTCATGGCAGCACGTGTGAAGTGCTTCATGCCGTTGGGCACGTCGGTCTTGATGAACCAAGCGTTCGGGTCGGTCAAGAAGTGGTTAACGGTGTAACCCTCAGGAACAGCGCCCATAGCCTTGATGGCGTTCAGGTCGTTGTCGGCAGTAGCCACGCGGAGGTCGGTGTCAAGAATACGCTTGGCAACGAACATCAACGCTGGGGGAACAACCAGCTTACGAGGCTTAGCAGCGATCAACAGACCACGCTCATCCGTCCAAGCAGCGATTTGAATGATTGCGGCTTCCAAAGAAGTTTCGTTCAAATCCACTTGAGCAGCGGGAGTGTTGCTGTTAGTGCCGCCACCAACCAAGGGGTGAGCCGTGCTGAACAAAGCAACGTTATCGCCACCCTTATAAGAGGCAGAGAAACCGTTGTTCAAAACAGCAGCAGCTTTAACCTGCTTGGTGTAAGCCATTGCACGAGCCAAAGCCTTGGTGTAACGAGCAGACAAGCTGTCGTACAAGTTATCTTCAACCGCTTCTTCAGTGATTGAGAAACCCATAGCAATGGTTTCGTGGTTATAGCGAGTAGTCCAAGCCTCTTGTGCATTGTCATAAGCAATGGCAGCGCCTTCAGCTTTCACTGGGGCGGCACCGAAGCCAGACAGCTTGGTTTCCTCTTCAAATGAGCGCTCAGAAGTCTCGCTTTCGTAGACTTCTTTGTGCTCTTCGCCGTACTTTTGATACTCCAGACCGAACAATGCGTTCAAGCCGGGGAGCAGCTCTTTAAGTAGTTGACTGCGTGAAATAGCCATTTTTATTTACTCCTTACAGACCAACGTTATTCAAATATGAATGAGCGCTGGGGTTGAACTTAACCAACACGTCTGTGTAAGAGTCGCCGGGTGTAGAGGCGAAACCGACAATACGGAAGGCCGCAGCAGTCGTTTGAACGGTCGCATCCAAAGCTGAAGTAGAGTTACCCGTAGCGGTAGAACCGGTAGAGGTAGACTGCACAGCAGCAAAGAATGTGTTGGTGCCCAAGACTGTTTGAGCGCCAGAACCATCCAATTGAGCTTGGAATGTAACGTTGGGGTCAGTCACGACATAAGCCTTAACCACGCCAGTCGTACCGCTTGGGTAGTATTGGCTGTGAATTACTTGACCTTGTGCGTTGACGTACTCGCAACCAACAAACACACCAATAGCACCGACGCCAGAGCCGCCGAGGTTATTAGTAGTGATGTCAGCGCCAGTAGCGGTAGAGATAGCAATATAGCCATCAGAACCGATAATCACGACTTGACCATTGAAAATGTTGGTGGCTTCGCCTGCGGGATCAATCAGAAATTCTTCCGTTGCGCCAGCATAAGGCATGCCATCAACACGCTTGACGGGTTTTAGACCGTAAGGTGATGCGGTATTAGCCATTTAAGGACTCCTAAAATTAAGAACCAGAACCAAAAGTGACCTTCGATTTTTTATCCGCAAAAAGCGGCATGCGAGGGTCATTCTCACGAAGAAAATTGTTATCGACCGAATCCACTTGGGCTTGGTTTTGCTTATCGTAATAAGCAGCACGTTGCTGGAGGAACTCCTCCGGGATACGACACAACAACAGACCACCGATCTCAATATTCCCTTTAAAGCGGGAGTCTTGAGAAGCTAGGTGCATCATTTCGGGATATTCGTCGGTTTTACACGCTTCGTATCCCTCTCGGAACTTGGCAGAGACGTTCTGTGGGTCGGGTTGACCCATCATGCTGACACGCACCCAACGGTGCTTCCAGCCTGGACGATCGTCTGGCGTGGGCAAAGTCTCCGGTGGACGCCATGCCTCAGGGCGGGCGTATTGTGTACGTGAATCAAGTTCACGATCCAGTCGGTTTTGTTGTCCAGCCATTTTTAAGCTCCATTCCTTAAGTTAGCAACCTGTTTAGCGTAAAGTTCTAGCGGCACCCCAATGCGCTTAGCAATAGCGATCTGAGAAGCCGTTAACCGTACCTTATTAGGTGAAGTGCTGCGGGTAGCCGGGGCTACAACCGTAGCGGGTTTTGATGCACGGCGCGGAGGTTCATCCTCTTGAGCCGGTTCGGATGCTTGATTTTGAGGAGCATCTCTATCCTCATCGCTCCCGAAATAATCGGGGAATGTCCTACGCATAGTCTTATCAATCTCTTGATAGTACCGATCCGAGGACGGATCAATTCCGCGATCTTCAACCAACTCTGAGTGCAACCCTAGGGCGAAGGCAGTCATGCGGCGATTTTGTCCAAACCAACCATTTTGACTGCGCCAATTCTCAGCGCGTCGGTCAACAGTTTGCGGCTGTTGGCGTATTTGTAACTCTTTTTCCTCAACTTGTAAAGGCTTTAGCTCTGCTACCTTATCAAATTTTAGTGTAGCACGAGCTATTTGTTCTTGTGCTGCAACAATTGCATCAGTATCTCCGTCGTCATAAGCCTCTCGGTAAGCCCGTTTAGCTGCTGCTAACTCACTTTCAGCAACCTGTTTGGCTTGACTTATATACTCTTGACTACCAGAAGCCAGCTTTTCTTGGAGCTTTCTGTTCTCCTCAAATAGCTGTTTAGCGTATTCTTCCGCAGCCTGACGCTCGCGCAAGGCGGCTTCTTTGGCTCGACGCTCGTCATGGTACCCACGAGTAAACTTTTTAATTCGTTTCTGTACCTTTTCGTCGTAAGAAGCTAATTCTTCTTCAGTAACTTCTTCCGGTGGCTCAGCGGTTTTGCGGCCCCGGTCTTGTTCGGGTGTGTCGTCTTCAACCTCAAAAGAAAAGTCTCCCTCTTCCGATTCTTTCTCTTCGGCTTTGGGTTCGTCTACTTCGTCGGGGAACTTGTAATCGTCGCCTTCGTAATCGTTTTGTGCCATAAATTACTCCTTACGCACGTGAGATGCCACGGGGGTCTTCCACAACCGCCTCAACTGAATCATCGTTAATGATTCGGAATTCACGGCCATGAATCTTCAGGCGGGTGCCTGAATTGGGTCGCACGACGATGAAATCGCCTTGCTTGCAGGACGGCCCACTTGGGAACCGAGTTGCGTCTTTATAAGCATCAGGGCCAACTTTTACGACAAACAATACGGGGGTCAAAACCTCTTCGTAATGCAGCGTAGAGCCAGCTTTAATAATGCCACTTTCACTTCCTGCGAACTGCTCCATTGCTTCTGGAACAACACATAAGATGTGATAGGTTTTAGGGTCAGGCAGCTGCTTAGCTTTATCCTCGGCGGAGGTATTTAGTACCTTCGACAAATCAATAGCCGCAGCGTCAAACTCAGTCGTCGTCATTAGAACGCTCCATTCTGTGCACAAGGTCTTTGACAATAGACTCTGCATGCGTAAGACCCCGGATTACGCCACAGAGATACCGGTACTCAGCGTGGTCCGCTGCTCTACCGGTGCTTAAGAAATCGCTCTGCTCTTGACGGAGCTTGTCAAACTCCGACAGCAGGTAATGAATTAATTTGTCGTCCATCTACCCCCCAATTATTTTCTCGGTTGTTGACGAGGCTGAGACATCTGGGCACGCTCTTTCGCAATCTGAGCGCCCATCTTCAACCCCTCGATTTGATCTCTAGACTTCAAGTTAGCTCGGTCCGAAGCCGCTTTAGCACCAACCTGCATCGCAGCAATACGCTCTTGTGTCTGCAGACGTTGCTTCTCGATAAGAAGCTGGTCAGCTTTAGCTGCTGCGTCGGTCGCAAGTTTCTTCTCTTCGAGCTCCATCTTCTTCATCTTGAGCTGCAACTCTTGCATCTGCATCTGGAGTATTGGGTCTTGCATCTGTTGTTGAGCCTGTTGCTGTTGAGCTTCTGCTTGATCGCGTTGGAGAAGTCTTGCTGATGCCTTGGCTGCGAGCTGAGCGACTTGCGCTGCCACCTCTGGGTCCATCGCCTTGTTCTGATCTTCAGACGGCATGGGAAGCCCAAGCTGTTCTTCGATCTGTTTGCGATACTCGAACGCCACGTGCTCGCTGATGTGCGCCATCATAGAGGCTTGAATCTGCTGAGCCATCGGGTTCTGACCAACGATCTGCATGATCTTCGGGTCTTGCATCGCTGCCATGTGTACGGCAATGTGGGCTTGATGATCTTGCTCGATAAACGCCTTGACAGGTTTGCCAGTAAGGATGTTCTGGTTCTCCTGCACGGGATCAATCGGGGTCTGATCGTCCTCAATCGGCACCAACTTATCAGCGTTCTTAACGCCAAGCACCTCGATCATCTGACGGTGTAATAAGGGCAAGTTATACAACTGTGGTGCTGCTTGAGCCAACTGCATCACGGCCTGATACTGAACAACTTTCTGCGCCATCGTTGACGCATTGGGGTCGCTCACAGGGATGACATCAGTCACATCGTAGTCAACGCCTTTGGCTTTACGCCCGCCAGTCTCAGGCTTGTAGTCGTAGTCATCGTCGGTGTAGTCACGAATGACACCCTTTAACAACTTAAACTCTTGACGCATAGCGTAGTGCAAGCGAGCCTGCACAGCGCCCATCACTTTCAACATACGCTCAAGGATGGCAAGCGTCGTACCCACAGGGGCATTAGCGCTCATATCGGAGACGTTCAAATCTCCAGCAGAGGCAAACGCACGACCTTCTTGGACAATGTTTTGGAACAGAGCGAAAAGAACTTGGCTCGGCTCTTTGTATGGCAGGTTAAGGATGTTGTCACGGATACTGCCGCTAGGCACGTCCACATCACGCCACTCACCGGGAGCAATAGGTGTGTCATCACCCTTGATACGCAAGCCCCGAGACTTCAACCCGCCGGGCAAGTTAGACAACGTGCCAGCGTCCACCAACTGACGCATAATCATCGTCGAAGACTTGGCGTACCCACCAATCAAGTGGATGAGACCATAGCCATAGAACCCAAACCCGGGGATGTATTGGTAGTGCACAAAATGTTGACGCTTGACCTTGAAGTCATCGTCCTCACGCCAATTGCGACGGATAGATAGGATGACCCCAGTGCCCTTCTCAATAGTCACCACATAGGGCAGCGCAATGCCCGTAGGTTTACCCTTCTTATCCTTATCCTCATGGCCCACCAAGTCCAACTCAACGTGCATCTCAAGCATACGGAAGCGACTGTCGCTTGTTGCAGAAAACCCTTGCTCTTTAGCTTTCTGCTTCTCTACATCATCAAGGTCACTGCTAGGCTCGCCTAAGTCAACATCGCTATAAAAGCCTGCGGCCTGCAACTTAAGAACTTCGTTCTTGGTCTTACGCATCACGTGCGTGACGCGCTCGGCATTATCTAAACTAGACGCCCCATACGGCGCTACGATGTCCTCGGCGGGAACAAACATAGCAACCTGACGACCCTTGTTTGGATC